TCCCCAAGTCCTCATAATTTTTAGAATTATGCGAGGATGTTGTCGACTCTAAAGATACGATAGTACTGATTAGTACGAGCAGCGGCAAGACCGTCAGCAGGTGTCGATCCCACGAATGGGTTAGACGCCATACCGTAACGAGTCTTGAACCCGATACGAGGCTGGAAGTCATTCTCACCAACCGCACGAACCATCTGTAGAGGCACGTATGGGCAGTAGAAAATACCTGCGTCATATGGGTTAGTACCCTTGTAACCTACAGTTACATAGTCAGTAACAGCATATGGGTCGATATAGACGCGAGTACGTCCGTTCAACACACCTGCGAAGGTGTTGCCGGTGTCATCAACCTGGAGGTTAGTAGACAACGCAGGAGCATAGTCGAGCATACCAGCAGCAACAAGAGCAGTCGCAACATCAGAAGAACATACAACGATGTTACCCTTACCACGTCGTGTTTCTTTCGCAATTACGTTCGCTTCGCGCTCAAGTTGTACCAACAGACCTTTGAACTTCTCAACAGACCAACGACCATCAGCGTCAGTGCTAAGATCGAAGATACCAGCAGTCTGGAGACCAGATTGACGGCAACCGATTTTCGCTTGACTGTTGATAGTACGAATAATCTCACGGTTGATTTCAGCAAGAATCTCAGTTGACAAAATATTTGCCAATTCAGTTTCTGCGTCTAATCCGTGGATCGCTTTCAGGTCTTGTGCTAATTCAAGACTGTATTCTGCTTTCAACGCACGAGACTTTGCAGTCACGGTCGCTTTCTCGATGGTGAATCCCATCTCAGCAAACGCAGAACCAGTAGAACCAAGAGCTTCGGCGTCTTCGGTAGACATAGCGCCACCAACTACAGGAACGTAAGTAGAACCAGAGTCGACGATAGAAGAATCGTCATCGGTGTCAGTTGCGCCAACTAGACCAGAAGGACCACGAGTGGTTGTCTGAGTTACACTAGAGTCACCTGAGAACGGAGTGATCGCTTCGCTGAAGAACGCTTCGTCTCCAGTAGTTGCACCACCACGAGTAGTCTTGTAGCGTGACTTCATAGCGAAGATCAAGCCAGTAGGACCAGTCATAGGTTGAACACCAGCAAGGTCGTATGCCATCAAGTTAGGCATTGCACGACGAACAAGAGCGATCAGAACGGGGTTCCAGTTCGCACCAGTTACACCAGAACCTGCACCAGTAGCAGAAAAGTTAGTGTTAGTGGGTGATTCAGCAAGCATACCTGCTTCTTCACGGAATGCCATTTCTTGGTTCTCAAGAACAGCGGCAGTTACAGCTTTACGGTGATGATCTCTGATCTCACCACAAGACGTTTCTTCGAGAACGGGACTCCATTTCTCGATTAATCGGTCATAAGATACGGGTGTTGACATTTTGAAACTCCTTACTTATTAGATTTTTTAATGGCGTTAAGATACATATCCATCACAGAAGAAACTTCACGTGATTGGGTACTGTTATCCCAGTCTTCGATTAACTCTTCTTCAGTTGTCACTGCTTTCTTGAAGTACGATTCTTTCACAGTTTTAACTTTATGCGCAAAAGATTCTTCGTCTTCGAAATCAAGAGAGTTGACCAAAGATGCAAGTTTTTCTACCTGAGTTTCTGCGAGATCACGAGACGCTTCACGAATGATCGTTTCACGCTTGTAATATTCAAGATTCTCAGACATTTCTAGAACAGTTGCAGTTTGAGCGTTGAGCTTCGATTCGAGCTCTTCTACTTGTTCCGCAAGTTCATCAACTAGATCGACCTTAGATTCAGGAACTTCGATGTAAGACTCAAGGAATAGATCCTTTAATTTGCCCATGAAATCTTCAGCGATTTCAGTACGCAAACCAGTCTCAACAGCGAGCTTGTTTTCCTGCATCCAATTTTCAACTACGTAGTTGAGGTAGCTATCAACCTTCTCTACTAGATCGGTGCGAGTAGCATCCAATTCTTCGTCGAGTCGAGATTGATATTCATCTTCTAAACGCTCGATTTCCTCGGACAGTTTAGAACGAATAGCAGTTTCAAAGATTACGGCAGTTTTCACTTTAAACTCATCTGATAAAGTAGCTTCGCTTTCAACAAGAGCAGAAAGTTCGTCGCTGTATGAGAATTCAGGCAGTTCAACTGCATTATCTTCTACATCATCGAATTCTTCAGACATCTTGTTGTACATGGCCATTAACTGGTTCTTTTCCATACCAGACATTTTGCCATACATAGCGTTTAGCATTCCTG